GGTTTCGCCGGTCAAATTGGCGCCGGTGTAGCTGTAGGTTTTCACCCAGGTGGCAGTGCCATCTGTCGCGGTGTCGGTGGTCACCAGGCCGCTGGCGTTGTAGGCATATACATGGCTACAGGCGTCCGGATTAAAAAGCGCGCCGGTGGAGTCCGGAACCAACCCGCCACCAGCGTAGGGCTGGCCGGTGGCGGGGTCGAGCAGCACGACTGCTTGGGGGCTTAAGGTGCGCGTGGCACCAGGTACATCAATAAATTCAGACATCATCAACCTCCGTCAAAAAAAATCTTACATATGGTTCTGTCACAATAATTTCCCCTCGGTCACGCAAAGCTACGTTTTGGTTTATTTTGGCCAAGCCTCTTGCATCAATTGGATGTCCGAGTGGCACTGGTCAGCATCCCGCGCCATTTGTTGAATAAATTCTGAGCTTGCTGCGACCACGGCGTCGTAGGCGGCGATGATTGAATTGCAGGCGGCGGGGTCGGCTTCACTGGCTCGCACGGCGGCGGTGGAAGTGAGGCGCAGCCCGTTGCCAGCATTACGACTACCATCAGAATCGACACGAACACGCACGCTACGCTTTGCCGAAGCAGCCTGCGCAGCCGCGACTTGCGACATACTTCGCTCAAGCGTCGCCCTTGCAGCCCGTTGTATTTCAATTCGCTCTTGAGCATGGTTCAACTCCTGTTTTGTGATATTTCCCGCTTGCAGTTGCCATGCCAGCCCGAAGCCCGCCAAGCCAGAAACGATAGCCGACACCAAGGCAATGATCAGGGTTGGGCTCATTGCAACGCCATGCAAGCCGCATGCCTTTTTTGTTGCCGCGCCCACACGCCGTAGCAGCGCTTGTTGCCTGGTGTCGAACAGTCGTAGCCAGCCACAAACCGATAGCGCAGGTACGCCTCGCATGACCCTTGATAATCCCCTGCATTGGCCTTGGCAACGATGCTGGATTTGCACAGCGCATTGATGCCATATTGATATCCAAAGTCAGCCATGAGGTCATACTCCCCTTGATGCAGAGGAGCCGTCACGCAGCGCTTGATTTTTGCATCTTGTGCTTGGGTGTAGGCAAAAGTGCGCTGCACTGCCTTGACTGGGGTTGTGGTGTCGCCCAACGTCACGGGCGTTCCGTCAAGGTGCGTAGTTGATCCAAAACCTTGCGTTGGCACATCTCCCTTCACAGGGATGACGGCGCGGTCGGTATAGCCCTCTTGCACCATCAGCGCCACCAGCGCGGCGGCACTGAGGGTCAGGCTGGCGATGGTTTTACGGGGAATCATTTTCAATTCCTTTTTGTTTGTCCATCTCGTCTGCGGCATCGCGAAGCGCCTGCGCGGCCCGCTGAATCCACTGCTCAAGCTCATCACGCACTGTATGGGGGCGGTTGGCCGCCAGTTGCCGCATTTGTGCCGGGCTCACGGCAAGCTCTTTGGTTGCGCGATCAGTCGGGCGATACCCGCTGCCGCAGTCGTCACGAATGCCAGCGCAGCAAACATTCCTGGCGGTACCAGGCCCAGCGGCTCGATGGACTCGCGCATGATCGGCAGCGCAACTTCAAAGCCGGACAGCACAGCGGACAGGATGATGAAGCGCATCGACCATGCCTTAGCCGCCACAGCTTTCCAGTCGGGGATCAACTCCATGACCAACCCCATAAGTCCCACACTTCCAGCCAGTATTCAATCCAAAATTCAATCACATCAACCCCGCTTTCTTGGCAATGAAAATCATCACAATGCACACCGCGCTCCAAACGCCGCCCTTGATCCAGTCGGTAGCCTGCTGCTGCAGTGGCTGCGCTTTTTCCAGCACGTCGACTCTTCTTTCCAGTGCGTCATGCCGTCCTTCTGTTTTCTCCAGCACTTTGAAGGCACGCTCCAGAGCCAGTGATGCCTGGCTCTGGCGCTCCTCCACAATAGCTAGCTTTGCCACTGCTGAGGTCAGCTCGCGCAACACGCCTTTCATGTCGCCCACGTCGCTGTGCAGCGCCTCCAGCTTGGTGGCGATCACATGTACCAGGCTGCCAGGCGCTGGGATGGCGCCATGCAGGTTTTTTAAGCTGTCATCGGGCATGCTGTGGTCCTTGATGATGTGATGGCGCGCTCTGCACCACCACGGTGGGCGCGGGCACGTTGACCTGCGTGGCTTCTACCGTGTAAGCGGTCTGCACCATGCCTTCGGGCAAGTTGACGTTGATTTCATGGCCCTCGATCGTGACCGGAGGCGTGTTGATGGTGATGCTGCGCGGCTCGGCGGCCAGGGCATCCAAGCTGGCTTGAAAGCGGTCAATAGCGGCATCGCGGGAAGCCGCGGCGTCGTCGGTTTTGGCGGGTGCGTCATCAGGCTCGGGCGGTGCATTGGTCGATGTTGCCGGGCTGCCGGGCGGTGGCACATAGATGCCGTCGCGCTTTTCGGCGTTGATTTCCTTCACCCGCTGCTCGTGCTTTTGCTCCCAGTCCACACCGTCGTGCAGTATGGATTCGGCCTGCTTGGTGCTGATGCCCAGGTTCACCCGCGCCTGCGCGGCGGCCACTTCCTTGGCCGGGTCAATCGAGCCGGGGCCGTCGCCGGTCCAGATAGCAGCACACCAAGCGGCGCGCACAATGTCGTCGGCAAAAAAGCCGGGGCAGTGGATGCGCCCCTCGGCCACCTCGTCGGCCAGCCACAGCTCGACCACCGGCTGGCACAGGCTCTTGGCCAGAAAATCGCGCTTGCTGCGAAAGGCTTTCCAGGCCATCAACAGCGCGGCCCGGGCAGCGCTGTAGGATGATTGAAAGTGCATCACCAGCACCTCGAACGGCATCTCCAGCGCCATGCCGATCTGGCGCACCATGGCGGTCCAGAACGGGTCAAACGCCGGGTTCGGCCTGCCCGGCGCGGGGCTGTCAATGCTTTCGCCGGGCAGCAGGTTGATGGCCTTGCCACTGTCCATCTCGCCACTCCATTTGCTGGCGGCATCCACAATGGCGCCCTGCGCGTCTTCGTCGTACAAATTGTCAAAGGCGTCGGGGTCCATCTTGATGAAGGTGGCCATCAGGCCGCTGACAACCGCCGCGTGCAGTTCGGCATCACTCCAGCGCCCCAGTTGTTTGAGGGGTTCCAGAATGGGCGCAATCCACGGCACGCCGCGCACCTGGCCGGGGCGCAGTGGCTTGAACAGGCGTAGCACATTGCGCCGCCCGGTACTGTCACCCCGCATGGCCACGCGCTGCCAGGTGTTTTTGCCTATGGCGGTGGCGTTGCCCGGGTGCTGGCGGGCCACGTGGATGGCCAGCGCCTCGCCGGTGGGCGGGTGGATCTCGATGCCGTCAATCAGCGTGTCAGTGTCTTGCGCGCGATCGGGGTTGCAAATGCGGTCGGCCTCGATGAGCTGCAGGGCCAGGCGCGCCGGGCGGCCAGCGCGGGCCATGCGCGGCGTGAGCACGGCCACGTCGCCGCTCTCCAGAAAACTGCGAAAACACAGTTCCTGCAGACCGTAAAAATCAAGCTGGCGGGCGGCATCACAGTCCGGCGACTCGGCCCAGGCCCTGAAACGGCGCTTGGCGTCGTCCTGCCAGGCCTCGGCCTGCGCATCACTCAGGCCCAGAAATTTGGCGTCGATGGCCGGGGTGTACGTCAGGCCGGTGCCGACCACATGGCTCACCGTGGTGTTCAGCGCGCCCAGCGCAATCGGGGCGTTGCGCATCTGGTCACGGCTGCGCGCGCGCAGCATGGGCAGGTCGCGCACCGTGTCGGCATTGGCGCTGCCCGCCGTGGGCAGCCAGCGGCTGAGCTGGGCGCGGTCAATGCGCGCGCCGGTGTAGCCGCCTGACAACGCCAGCTGGGTGCGCTGCTGCATGCGCTGCAGCGCCAGGCCGGGGCGCACATAGGCGATGGCTTTGTCGAGCAGGTTCTGGCCCACCAGGGGCGCCGTCGGGGGTGTGACGGGGCTGTTCATGTCAACCGGCCACCACGGTGCGGGCGCGGCTGCGGCCGCCAGCGCTGCGGCCCAGATCGGCCACACGCCGGTTCCAGGTGGTGATGCCGGTCTGGATCGCGGCCAGATCCGCGCGGGTCAACCGCCTCCCGGCAATCTCATACGCCTGGCCCGATAAAACAGCGGTTTCGGCGGCCAGGTAGGCGTCGAGCTGCGTTTGCGCTTGAAGTAAGGTGATGCCTGCCATGTGTGTGCCTAGGTGGTAGGCCCTGACTTTAAAAAAATCAGGCTGTCTCAAATAGGGCAAATTGAGACGACTTCAGCTAAAGCGCCCGCCGCCCTCTTTCATCACACGGTAAATGGTGGCCCGGCTCACGTTGTGGCGCGCCTCGATGTCTTGGGTGGGCATGGAGGTCAGGCCGTCCTGGTACACCGCGGCGCGCTGCTCGGGTGTGAGCCGCTTGGCGCCCTTGGGCACAAACACCCGGCGCCCGCCGTAATCGGCCTTGACGCGCTCTTCCACCTGGCGGGCCAGCGCGGTGCTGAAACCCGGCGCCATGGCAATCACCATCTGCAGCGTGTAGGCCACCACATCGGGTTCGGGGTCGGGGTTGGGATGCATCATGGTGATATTGCTCAAAACAGCGCCCCCTGGTCTTTGAGCAGCGCGGTTTTCATGGCCTGCTGGAATGCGGTGTCGAAGTAGCCGGGAAAGTGCTGGTTGAAGCTGGCATTGCCGATGCCATAGAAGTCCAACCGCTCCTTGTACTGGGCGCGCTTGACGAACATGAGCATGGGTTTCAGGCTGGTGCCAAACGCGGTGTACACGCGCTTGTACACGCCGGGCGCCAGGGTGCTTTTGGCGTTTTGTACCAAGACCGGCTCGCCGTACTTGTTCACTGTGTAGGTTGACCGGCCAATGGAGCCGTAGCTAACAAAGTATTCAAAGCCATAGGTTTTGCGGGTGCCCTTGGCCAGCCGGGCTTTGGTTTTGCTGTTGGCGGTGTTGTAACCGCCCTCGGTGTAAGTGCCCAGCACGTTCAAAATCTGGCTGATCTGCCCCGCGCTCATGTTGCCGTAGGCGTCGAGCGTGGCGCCCGCGCCCGGCACCACGTTGTAGCCGCGCGGCAAGTATCCGGCGGCCAGCAGACGCGCCTCCATCGCTTTGAAGCGGCGGGTGCCGCCGTACACATGGGGCTCCACCATGGTGCGGCCATCTCCAAAGCGGTCCTGAAACGACACCCTGACGGCCAGGCGGTCTTTGGTGGCAAAGTCTTCCGGGCGACGCGGGTGCAGGCTGTTGATCACCCAGGGCGTCGGGCTTTTGAACACAGCCGGCAGGCGCGTCTGTAAATCGCTTTTGGCCTGCAGCGCCGACTTGTTCAGCGCCGTCATCATGGCAAACGGGAACTGCGCTTTTGACGCGGCCAGCGCGGCCTGCAGCTGCGCGGTGTTGATGTCCAGGGTGATCTGCATGGGCGGCCTTGTCGGTGGGTTGAGGGGTGGGAATGGGTGGGTCAGCGGCGCAGGCCGGCCAGCGAAATCCGGCCGTTGTTGATCAGGTGGGCAGGCGGACGCGTTGGAGGTGCCATGGCCGGGGCGTCTGGCAGTGCAGACGTCTGCAGGGCGGGCACAGCGTCAGCGGTGGTGGGTGCGTCAGCCGGGCTGGCCGACTCTGCGGGCGCCTCGAACAAATCCAGCACCTGGGGCACCAGCCGGTTGCGCAGCGCCTGCCAGCCGTGCTCGTTTTTCTTGTGCAGCCCCAGAAAATAGGCGGCGGCCAGGTTGTAGTTCATCAGGTCAAGCGGCTCGTTCGCTTCGCCTTTTTTCTTTTCCCACCAGCTCACTTTGCGCCCGCGTTTGTAGCCAAAGGTGCGGTACTCGGCGGTCAGGCCCTTGTAATAGCTCTCGGGCAAATCGGCACTGAAGTGCACCGCGCCCGGCCCGGTGGCCCGGTGCCAGCGCGCCTGCAGGTAATCTTTGGCGGTGTCGGGGCCGACAAACCAGAGCTGCGCACCCTGCTTTTGCATCTGGCCGCGCCAGGTGATGTCGACCAGGCTGGGTTTGCTGCTCAAAATGGGCCGGTCCGGGCGGCTGTGCCCCTTGATGGCAAAGATGTTGCGGCGCTTGCGGCTGGCGGTAAAGTTGTACACGTCCTGCGTGTTGGACCCGCCCGATTCGACAATCGTGGCGCTGATGTTCAGCATGGCGCCACTGGCATGCCGGTACCGGCCCTTGAGAAGTTCGTCGGCGCGCTCCCAGGTGGCGACTTCAGACGGTGGCGTGTTGATCACCTGGTAGTCAATCACCCACGACTCCATGCCCTCGCCCCACGCCACCACTTTCATCTCCAGCCGGTAAGCCTGCGTATCGATCGCCGCCGTCAGGATCAACCCACCCATCGGCACGGTGCCCAGCCGGTACGGCTCAGCCCGCGCCATCAGCGCGTCGTATTTGGTCGACTCCTTGCTGCGGGCCCAGCACCGCGCCAGGCGCGTGTTGTAAAACACGATCATGGCCTCTTCGCTGCCCTCGTCGAGCTTGGCCTTGGCCATGTTGTATTGCCGCATTAGCGAGATCCATGGAATCCAGCCGTAGGGCAAAAACATCGCGCTGATGACAAAGCTCTCGGTCTCGCCGTCGCCTGCTTTCCCCTCACTCCAAAGACCGTTCATAAACATGCGGGTTTTGTCGCCCTCTGTCATGAATGCGCCGCACTCTTCGCACGGATAAACAGCCTGCTCTATCAGCCGTCCCCTTTGTGGTTCGTCTGGCTTTTCCAGACGCATCATCGACAACGGATCATCCAGCAAGACTAAATTTTCAAAACGCAATGGCTGAGCATGGCCGCAATGAATGCATTCGGCCAGCGCCTCGCGCTGCGTGCCACGCTTAAACAGCGCGTCGATCACCGACTCCCCCTCGATCGTCGGTGAGCTGGGGTAGTACGTTTTACGGTTGCGCTCGAACGTGGTCTGGCGCGCTTCGGCCAGCTCGGCCGGGTCGCCCTCCCCGCCCACGTTTTCCTTGGCCCGGTCGATCTCATCGAACAGCACCCGGCGCACCGACAGCTCAGACAGGTTGGCCGCGGCGCCGGCGGTGGCCAGGTACAGCGCGCCGCCCACGTATTCCTTGATGTCGTTGTTGTTGTTCGCGTCGCGGCTGTGAGGCTTGGCCACGCGCTGGTTCACCTGGGGAATGGCGGCAATGGTTTTGTCGATGCGTGAGGCCGCGCGTTTCTGCAGTTTGCCGGTGGGCACCAGCCACAGAAAATTGCTGGGCGACTGGTGGATCGTGGCCATGAACCAATTCAGGCCCACCTGGGTTTTGAGCATTTGTGACGCGCCCATCACCACCACGCGTTTGCACGGATGGTTGTCACTCAGCGCGCGCATGACTTCGCGGGCATGGGGCGTGCGGCTGGTGCGGTACGGCCCGGCCTCGTTGCTGCCAGTGCTTTTCGGAATCACCATGTAGCGGTCAGACCATTCATCCACCGTCAGATTGGGGTCGGGCTCCATGCCGCGCGCCATGGCATCACACACCGCCTGGTAACCGTCGTGCAGGTTGCTCATGGTGCGTCTTTCACCGCGCCACCAACTTTTTCGCGAAATGCCGTCACCAGCAGTTCCAGCACAATGCGATGCTCCCGGTCCACAATCAATTCGCAGGCCTCGGCGGTGGTCACCGACGCCACCTCTGACGCAATGCGCCGGGCACAGGACGTCAGCCGATCGCGCACCTCGCGCCCAATTTCGAACATCGCCCGGTCCACATCCTGGCGCATCAACATCGTGCCGCGCATCTTGCCCGCGTTCATCTCGGCAATCTGCGCGTCCGCCTCTTCGCGGCGCATGCGGAACTGCATGTAGCTGGGGTCAGCCCCAGGCTTGTCGGCACCAGCCTGGCCACTGCCACCGCCTGCACCGCCAGATCCAGCGCCACCACCAGCCGGGTCGCCCTCAATGCCAATCTCGACCTGGGCGGGATTTCCAGCCGGCGCCTGCGACACCCGGGCCCGCGTGTTTTTCGCCCACTGGATGTCCGCCACCTCCGGGTCAATCTTGCCGCCGATCGCGCTGATGCGCCCCTCGGTGATCGCCTTGCGCACCGCCTTCTCATCGCACCCCCGGTGCCGGGCATAAGCCGCCTTGGAAAGTAGCTTCACCATCACGCGCCTCCCCCAGAATCCGGACCAGCAACCCCGGACAAACCGCCCGCCGAACCGCCACTCGGACTGCTAACCGGACTTTCCTGAAACCCACCCTCTAGCGTTT